TCGCAGTATTATGTGGTGGCGCCGACCAAGGACGACGTTCGGTACGTTTGCTTTGAGGGGCCGACCGGGCTGTATTCGGTTATTCCGCCGAAGCTGATTGTATCGTCGAACCTTGCGCTTCCCAGTATCACGCTTTATAATGGGAGCGTTATCAGGGGGTTTGCGGGGGACACGCCGGAGCGGTTGCGCGGACCGCAGGCGGCGGCCGCATGGCTCGACGAGATCGCGAGCTGGCTGTATCCTCAGGAGGCTTGGGATAATATTGCGTTCGGGCTCCGCCTTGGGCCGCATCCGCGGCTCCTTGTGACCGGGACGCCGAAGCCGAGCCCGTTCATTCGGGAGCTGGTGGCGAATCCGGAAGTGGTGAATGTTGTAGGGAGCACGTACGAGAACCGAGACAACCTGCCAAAGATGTTTTTCGCGTCGGTGGCGAAGTATGAGGGGACCAAGGTCGGGAGGCAGGAGCTGCATGGCGAGGTCCTAGACCCTGAAGAAGAGGGCTTCGTCAAGAGGAGCGACTGGAAGATGTGGCCGGCGGATAAGCCGCTTCCGCCCTTCCTCTACATCATTTTGAGCCTTGATACTGCGTTCACTGAGAAGACGTTTGATAAGAAGAAGCAGGCGAGAGATCCGACAGCCTGCACAGTTTGGGGGCTGTTCGAGCGGTCGATTCGGACGACTAGCGGGCGCAGGCGAATCGAGAAGAATATCCTATTGCTCGACGCTTGGGAAGATATGTTGTCGTTCCCCCAACTGGTGAAGAGGGTAAAGAGGGAGAGGAAGATACGGTATGGGTCTCCACTCCAGGAGACTCGTCTCCGTCCCAAGATCATCCCTATAGGGCAGAGGCCGGGACCGAGTGGGAGGAAGCCGGACCTCATACTCATAGAGGAGAAGGGGAGTGGTATCTCGCTCAGGCAGGAGCTAGATGTGGAAGGCATCCGCACCGAGGGCTATAATCCTCGCCGAGCGGACAAGCTGACTCGGTTGCACTACGTCTCACCGCTCTGGGCCCACAACAGGGTCTGGGCGGTCGAGAGTGAGGTGAGAGAGGGGCAGTTTAAGAAGTGGGCGGAGGCGGTCATCTCCCAAGTCTGCACGTACACAGGGCCGGGGTCGGTGAGGCACGATGACCTCCTCGACACTACGACGCAGGCGGTCCGGCTGTTCATGGATAAGTTCATAGGGCCGCTCACGATCGAGGAGGAGGATCCAGACACCAAGCAGGATCGCTTGGATCTGGAGGAGGCCGAGGCTCGAGAGCATAGGAGGAATCCGTATGATGGATGAAGACGAAGGCTTAGTTGTCGAGCTGGATGAGCCACCGCCCGAGGTGGAGATGCTCGAGGACGGAGGCGCCATCGTTTCGATTGAGGGGGAAGAGGAGGTCGAGCCAGGGCTTCCGACGGAGGACTTCTACACCAACCTGGCTCCTCACCTCGAACAGGGAGTTCTCGACAGCCTGGCATTGGAGTTGATGCAGAAGGTCGATGAGGACAAGGAGGCGAGGAAGCAACGGGATAAGGATTATGCCGAAGCGACCAAGCGCACAGGGCTCGGGAAAGAGGCGCCTGGCGGTGCTGACTTCGATGGAGCGTCTCGAGCTGTTCATCCCATGCTCTTTGAGGCGTGCGTCGATTTCGCGTCTCGCGCGATCCGCGAGCTGATGCCGCCGAACGGTCCCGTCAAGATTCATATACCGGGGGACCACACCGACCCAGAACGCCTGAAGAAGGCGGAGCGCAAGAAAAATTACATGAATTGGCAGTGCATCTTTCAGATGCCGGAGCTTCGCACGGAACTCGAGCAGCTCCTGAGCCAACTTCCTCTTGGCGGCGCCATGTACCTGAGGCTGACTCCGGACTTCGCGAGTCGGCGCCGGCGGCCCGTTCCACTCTTCGTTCCTCTCGACTTCGTCACCATTCCCGCTTCAGCATCTTCTTACTACACCGCCGAGCGGCAGTGCTATTGGGAGCACATCACGTCGGATGAGTACGCCGCTCGCGTAGAGGAGGAGATGTATCTCGACGTGGCCCTGATGCCTGTGGGCATGCCTACCGAGACCGAGGCCGAGAAAGCAGCACAGAAAGTGGAGGGCGTGCAGCCCGATCCCAACAACCAGGACGGGTTGCGGATTGTCTGCGAGGTCTCTGTCGAGCGGGATATCGGGGAGGGGCTGCTCCCCTACTTGATTTCTGTCGATCACGGGCACAATAAGGTTCTGTCGATCGTGCGGAACTGGGAGCAGGAGGACGAGACGCAGGAGCGGATGCAGTGGATGGTCGAGTGGCTCTTCTTCGCGTGGAGAGGCGCGCAGGGAGTCGGCCTGGGCCAAGCGATCGGATCACTTGCGGGTGCGGCGACCGGGGTTCTTCGTGCGTTGCTCGATTCCGGGCACATTCAGAATATCCCGACCCTGGCAAGACTCAAGGGCGCGAACTTCTCTGGTCAGAGTCGGACCCTCAACGCGACGCAGATCGTGGATGTCGAAGGCGGAGTGGCTGGAGATTCGGACATTCGGAAGTTCCTGATGCCGATTCCGTTCAACGGTCCGAGCCAGACTCTCTTCGAGCTGCTCGGCTTCCTCACGGACACCGGACGACAGGCGATTCATATCGCGCTCGACAAGCTTTCGGAGAACAACAAGAACCTTCCTGTCGGTACGACGCTGGCGTTGATCGAGGAGGGCATGAAGGTTATGTCCGCAATACATTTGCGGATGTTTCATTCAATGTCCTACTTCATTCGAATCCTGCATCGGATCGATCGAATGTATTTGAAGGAGGAGGATCTCAGGGATGACATCGGGGAGGTCCTCGCGCACAAGTCGGATTTTGAGGGGCCTCTCGATTGTATCCCGACGGCCGATCCGGAGATCTTCAGCGACGTCCAGCGAATTGCGCAGGCACAGATCCTGGCAGATCGGGCGGCGGCGTTACCGCAGATCTATCAGCTCCGTGAGACGGAGAAGTTTCTCCTCGAACGAGCCAAGATTCCAAATCCGGAGCGGTTCTTGGTTCCGGCGCCCAAACCGGAGGAGATGAATCAGGTCAACGAGAACGTCGCGATGACTCTTGGCAGGCCGGTTACGGCGTTTCCGGAACAGGATCATCTGGCCCATCTCCAGGTTCTGGTCGAGTTCATGCTCAGTCCGGTTCTCGGACAGCTCCCAATCATCGCCCCGAGCTTCCTGCCCGCGGCGCTTGCGCACATGAAGGAACACCTGGTTCTTTGGTATGCGAACGAGTACTACGGAGCCATGAGAGGGGCTATGGGGGCTACGGACGACGATATGACGTTAGTCATGAGGGAGAGAGATCCAGAGACTCGGCAGAAGCTAGACCGGACTCTAGCCGCTGCGAGTGTTCCCGTGGGTACGCGCGCTACGCGAATATTTAAGGATTTGCCGGCGATCGTGGCGCAGGCGCAGGAAATCATTTCGCAGTTTCAGCCGGCTTCGCTTCCGACCGATCCGAACAAGATGGCCCTGGTTCAGCAGAAGCGGGAGGCCGAACAGATCAAGGATCGTCGCGAGCGGGAGCGTATGGCTAGTGAGAGAGAATCAAAAATCATCGAGCTCAACGCACGGCGTGAGGAGAAGGCCCAGGATGCCGCCGTTGACTTCGCAAAGCTTTCGGCAAGCGAGCGTGAGGTGGCTTTTAGCGAGGCGCAGGAGAATGCGCGACAGGCGCGCGAGCTAGCTGCTCAGCTCGAACAGCTTGTCCTGCAAGATCGCGCCGACGCAGAGCGTGCCGCCGCTGACCGGGAGTCCGAGGAACGGAGGAACACTCAGGACAATGAGACCGCCGTTCGGATTGCCGCGGCCGAAATAAAGTCGTCAGAGCAAGTAGGGGTCTCCACCGGAACGGGAACAGATCAAAATCCCTCGGGCGGCAGAAGGCGGTAGGCGGTACATCCGGACCACGCAACCCCCAAAGCTCTGAGGACTTCGTCATTATGTCACGAGTTCGAGCACCACAGTACGGACGCAAAGGAGAGAAGTATGGCATTCGTCAGACAGCATTACGAGTACGCCGTGACCGGGAAGCCCAGCCAGACCTGCACCCACCTGAGTGCGGGGAAGGGCAACCGAAAGGGTGGAGCACCCCGGAAGGCGAGCCCGCCCCCAAAGGGAAAGGGTAAGTCTCGGTAGAGTACTACTCTATGGGGACGGCTTTACATCCGCACGGGGAGGGTGGTAGATTTCGTGCTAGAAAAACTTTTGGACAGACTTCAGGGTGAGTCAAGTAAGTACGCGCTGGACGCCCTCAAACACCCAGGGGATAAATCCTCGTTTGAGTACGGCTCCCATCACGGTGTGCTGAAAGGCTTCGGTCTCGTCGAGCAGTGGATCAATGAATTGCTAGAGGAAGAAGAGGATGACGACAGCGAGTAATCCGTTAATCGCGGCCTTTCCGGAGGCGGGGAAGTTGGCGTATGGCTCCCTTGAGGATGCTTTTCCCAACGTTCCGCCGGGTCTGCGTCCCTTCGGGGACAAGGTCCTGGTTCAAATCCGGTCGGCCATGACGCGGACGAAAGGCGGGCTCTATGTTCCAGAAGAGACCCGTGACACTGAGCTTTGGAACACTCAGGTGGCCAAAGTCATCTCCGTCGGCCCCGTGGCGTTCAAGAACCGAGACACCCTGAAGCCCTGGCCTGAGGGAGATTGGGTGAAGCCTGGGATGTACGTGCGTTGCCCCAAGTACGGCGGCGACCGCTGGGAAGTCCCGGTCCCCAATTCCCCGGACCCCGCCTTGTTCGTTCTCTTTCGAGACATCGACTTGGTTGGGGAAATCGAAGGTGACCCCCTCGAGATGGTCGCCTTTCTAAAATAACTAGGAGCTGATTCGTGGCAAAAGAAGAGAAAGAGGACGAGGAGCTGGTCATCGTAACGGATGACCCGGCGGACTTGGAGACGCCTCCTACGTCTGAGATCAGTGATGAAGATGAGGTGGTGCCTCCCGAGAAGCAGGACAAAAAGCCTGCCAAGGAAGAGGAGCCCGACGACAAGGACCCGGATGAGGAAGACGAGGAGCCAGAAGAACAAGAGGAGGCTCGGCTTGGTGCTTCAGAGGAGACTGAGGAGGAGGCCGAAGTCAAGGAGCGGCGCAAGAAGTCGCGCCGTCAGCGCAAGCGCGAAGGGGAACAGCGGCTGAAGACCGAGTATGCGCTCCTACTCCAGAAAGCTGAGCGGCAGGATCAGCAGATCGCTGAGCTGAGAAGCCGACTTCAGGCGGGTGAACGAGTTACCCTGGAAGATCGAATCGCCTATACCAAGGCGCAGATCCGGAAGGCGGACGATATCGTCGC